CCTGTATCGATATTAAATTTAATCTGAACTTCGTCATTTTTGACAAGTTCTTTTAATTTTTCATCAGCTGTGTCCAATACAGAAATATCGCCCTCTGCACCGACTTGCAGTTTTACGTCACCTTTTGTATTTACATCATCTACAGCCTGTTGAAGTTCCTTTACTACCGAAATGTTCCCGTCGGCATCTATGACTATACGCTTATTCTCCGGAATCAGCCCCATGCTGTGTGCTAATTCGTTTGCCTGTTCGGTAATAACATCAAGTTTACCGTTTTCGGCAGCCTCTTTTACAGTCTTAAATCCGTTTTGCAGTAAAGCGGCATTTGTTGCAATATCACCTGAATATGCTCCAAACTTTTGCATTGAATGAACATAATCGTTAATTATATTATTCAATTCTGTTCCGTCACCATTTGCCGCTTTTTCCCACGCAGACTCTAAATTATCAACTCCATTCATTGCCAATGCCGCGGCTTGAGCATAACTGTTCATATCCAGTTTGCCCGCTGAAATAAATTCTTTCATATCGGACAATGATTTTTCCACACTCTCATTATCCTTATTTGCCACTGACATTTTTAACAATTCAAGCTCCATGTTAGACAGTTCTTCTGCTGTATCATGTAGTTCTTGATGTGAACCGTCCAAATCATCAAGTTGTTTTTTATAATCTTCAAGTATTCCTGTCGCAACCTTATAACTACCAGTTATCGAGGCAAGCACACTTTCTGCATTTTTAGCGGATTCATCCGTTATCGCATTTTCATAGTCACTACCTATTGTATTTTTATATATTTCTTTGGCTTTTTCGTATCCCTCAGCCGCAGTAATTTCATTGTCCGCTATTTTTGCGGTAATATCACTGACTTTAGACTTTGCCTCTGAATATTTAGTCTGCAATTCTAATTCTTGGTTATAATTTTCTTGTGCCTCGCGTCGTGTTTGTATATAATTAGCATTATTATTTACTAATTCAGATAATTCGGCACGTTGATTATTTATGTTAGATTGCAATTCATTCTTGGTTAGTTTTGTTACTTGTTCAACAGCGTCGTCCAAATTAGAATTATCGGAATTGATTACAAGATTATATTCTTGCGATAGCATTTCCTTTATTTCTTCTAACTTGCTTTTTGCATTGTCAACTTGTTCTTGACTGCTTTCAGGGCTTTCAATAACCATTTTTAACGATTTGATTTGCCCCTGTACTTCATTCAGCGATTTGTATTTTTCAAGGCTTTCTTTGACCTTTTCATTACCCTTGGATAGTCCCTCGCTCCACCTGTATTGCGATTGATACCATTTGTCATATGCAACCTTTCCGCCTATCGCCGCCGTAGCAATACCCGCAACAGCTAACGCCGCAGGTCCGGCAACAGAACCTATGCTCGCAAGTGTCGGTGCAAACTTCGCCAATGCTCCGCCTGCTGAAAATGCCTTTTTGATGTTGCCGACTGCCTCAACAATTCCGCCAACACCTTTGATTGCTCCGGCACTGACTTTTGAAATAGCACCTATCGCAATAACTGTCGCACCCGTATTAACAACAACACGTTTTTGTTCGTCGTCCATTTGCGACAATCCTTTTGCAAAATCAGCTACTGTGGTGCTTGCGTCTTGTATTGACGGTAACATTGTTTCGCCGATACTTCTCGCCGCCTCAACAATATTGTTTTTTGTGTTAGCCAATTTTGATGCGGTCGTTTCATTCTTTGCGTTAAATTCTTCTTGTAGTGCCGTATTTTCTTGGTATGCGGTGTTTGAACGATTGACACTCTCGGTTACTAAATCATAACCGTTGACTAATGCCATCATAGCCTGTATATCCTGTGTATTGTTTATGCCTAAATCATCTAACGCAACAGTTAGATTTTCGGCAGACTGCAAGCCTTTTAACAGTCCGTTAAATGCACCGGAGCTGTCAGTATTCCACTGCTCTTTAAACTCTTTCGCACTTTTACCGCTGTACTTTGCAAATGTCTTTAAACCTTCACCGCCGTTTGCAACGGCTGTTTCTATGGATAGCCACGTACGACCTATCGCACTACCGCCCATTTGTGCCTCAATGCCTAATGATGATAGTGCCGCAGAATAACCCAACACATCCGCCGCTGACATTCGTACAGATGAACCGTATTTACCCATACGCAATGCCATTGCCGCGATTTCCGATTCAGTCGTAGCACTGTGGTTACCCAAATCAACGATTGCACTGCCGATATTACGGATTTCGTTTTGACCGACACCCATAACATTCTGAAAACGTGCCAATGTTGCGGCACCCTCTTCGCCGACAAGGTTTGTAGCTGAACCCATTTGTGCCATTACTTCCGTAAAGTCGATAATGTTTTCTTGGGATATGCCTAACTGACCGCCCGCCGCCGCAAGTTCGTTTAGTTCAGTCGTTGTTTGTGGTATCGCGCCTCTGCCGTCAATACCTGTTGTTGACAAATCAATAATGCCTTGCTTTATTTTGGCTAACTGTTCCGGTGTAGCGTCAACCGTCTTTTTAACTCCGGCAAAACTATCCTCAAAATCTATCGCAAACTTCGCACTTGCAACACCTCCGGCGGCAAGAGCCGTTGATGCGTATTGTATCGGTTTTGTTATCGTGTCAATACTTTCGCCGACTTCTTTTATACCTTTTCCGGTATCTTTAAGCTGACTTGCAAGACCTTGATATGCACTTGTGCTTTCTCTTACACCTTTCACACCATTTGTATTGCTTTGTGTTCGTTCCAATTCTTCGAGTTGTTGCGATACACCGCTTATTGTCGCCTCTAAGTCGGACGCGTCACCTCTTATTCTTACTACTAATTCCGCCGCGTCAGCCACTACAAATCACCTCACTACATTCCATAAAACATTTTTAAATACGGGTCATTTCCCATATATTCTTCTTCCTCGTCCTCGATTATAACTGCAAGTAATAATCTTGGGTCTTGTTTTGCCAAATCATTCGGCAATATACCATGATATTTCAGCATTGTCCCATATAAATCGCTTAATCTTCCTTTTCGGTTGCCTGCTCGGGCAGGCTTTCCTCGTTTTTTCCCGTAAAATCGTCCATAAACCACTTCATAACTTCACGACACATTCTCATTTTTGCTGAAACAGCCGTGTCCAAAATATCTTGTGTCGCCTCTGTACCCTCAAACAGATAGTCAACGGCATCTGCACATACCGATGTAGCCGTTACTTTTTCACCCTCTGCAACGTCCATATATTCTTTTTCAACCAACGTTGCCGCACCGAAACACCACGGTTTTGATACATACTTCTTTTTGTTGTGTACAAATGTTAATACTCTTTGCATTGTTACTTACTCCTCTCTATACGAAAAAAGCACGCCTTTCGGCGTGCCTTGTCTTAAAGTGCTTTCTTCACCGGATAGTAGTTCATATCCTTAAACCAGTTTTCTTCAAGTTCTGTCTTTGTGACACCTTCCGGCAAATCGCTTTCGTCAAAGTATGCGTAATAGTTGTTGTCAAAATCACGTTGTACGGCTGTGTATGTAGCCTTTGCGGTTTGCTTTTCCGGTGCACCGCTTGACGCTTTAGTCTTACCGCCTACGTTTGACGCAAAGCTGTATGAACCCTTGTAATATCTCACATAACGGTATGAGCCGTCAGACTTCATAATTCTCCACGCAACACCGAAATAAACTGTTTTTGTATCATTGCCCACCTCAACAACGCCGTCTTTTTGTGTCAGTCCACGCCACATTGAATCAACTTCCGGCGGAATATCGGCATTTGTGATGTCGTGACCTAATTTTTCAATGTAGTTTGATGTTTCATACGCACCGTTATCGGCGTCAAAAACATCACTGCCGCCTGCGTCTGTCGGTGCAATTTCGACAGTACCTCTCAAATTGTACGGGTCACCATATGTTGCACCCTCTGATGTGTCTGTTAAAACTGCGAAAAATGTGTACTTGTCCACACCTATTGTAGGTAGTGGTTTTCTTTTCTCTGTATTTGCCATAAATCAATCATTCCTTTCTACTACTTTCGTAAATCTCATTGTTTTGTGTTTTATACTCTTGTCGTCGGGATTGGGTACGTCCATTGTCATTTCGTGATAATATTCATTATCAGTCAACAATTTATATACCCTCTCCGACAATTCAAAACACGTTTGCGGATAATCGGCGTAAATATCAATCTGAACAGTCGTATCATTCGTAACGACCGTATTGTCATATGACATTGAGCCTTTGTCCGTTAGCGTGTAATATGCTATTGCGGGCAATTTATTAAAATTATCGGGGTAAGCAAAGCATACACTTACACCGTCTATCTGCTTTAAAATGTCCCGTAATTCCAAACCAATATCAAACACCGTACCCCTCCTTGAATTTTGCGATTATCTCGCTGATGTTATTTTTCAGTGCAGGTACGAGGAACGGCTGTGGTGCTTGCCCCGACGTTGTGTAAAATCGACCGCCACTGTAATACGTCCAGTGTCTTTTTGACGTATGCGAAACAGATTTGTCGCCCTTTGAGCCTGTGCCAAATTCGACATAAATGCCGTAATCGGCAGTCGGACCGATTGCAACGCTGTCACCGTCCACTTGGCTTACGATACTGCCTTTTAATCGCCCTGTTGCAACAGGACAGTTTGCCACTGCGTGCGCTCTTACGACTTCACCCGCCATTGCCAAACCTCGCTGTATTTTATCGCCCGACGCATACTGTGTCAGCTTGTCAACAACGTTGTCTATCCCTTCGATTGAAAAATTCATTTCAGCCTACTCCTTTCGAGCATTGCTACCAAACCGCTGTCCCATTTCTGCACATATGTTATATCATATATGTCGCCGTCATATTCAACCCTGTTACCGACCTTTACGTCGTCTGACATATCGCAGAACATACGCATTTGACATTCTATATCTAAACCGTATTGCTCTCTTGCTCTGCCACCGCTGTACGGTTGTACATCGGCTTTAATTTCGGACAATACAGTCTTTTCGGTTTTACCTGTATAGTCGTCAATTTCATATTCTGCGATTATAACAGTTTTATCGTAAAAATCACTGAATACTGATGTCACTCGGAACACGCCCCTTTCGTTTACGGAACGGGTCAAGGCGTTTATAATAGTTGCTGAAAATCTTATCGTTGTCGGTTTCGGTATATGTCACGGAACGTTCGCCCTCACTTATGCTCTTGACTACTTCGGGACTTTTACTGTCCCCGTAACCTTTCGCCCTGTACATATCCGCCGCAATCTTCGGAACAAGGCTTTCAAGCTGACGAGGCAGTACATCAATATGACAATACGCCATAATCATATTAACCGTGTCCTCAATCAAAAAGGACAACAAGCTGTCTTGCTCGTCGTCCTTAATTCCCAACAACATTTTTAGTGTCCCCAACTGTTCCATATTATTCACCGCTTACAACGTCGGCACTGCCCGACTTTCTCGCCTTGCCGTCTGCGGTAACTTCCGCAACTGTAATCTTGTGACCGTTTGTCGCAGTGATTTCGTCACCGTTGTTAAACTCTGTCCACTTCGACAAATCGTCGTCATATGCAACGCTTGGAGCGGTGCTTGCGGCAGTCTTGTAAACCAACTTGTGACCGCCGATAGGCTTTGGCGATACCGTAATAACAGTGTTGCCTGTTGTGCCGGCAACCGATTCAACTGTCAATTCGCCGAGTGTCGGAACACCGTTCTTAAATGCGGCAAATGCGTCGTCCTTAACAACAAGGAAACCTAAACGCATAGTAGCCTTGATTGCAACCATATCTTGCTCGGCAAGTGATAGCGGTTTACCGTCACTGTCAAGAGTGCCTTGTAGTGTTGCTTCTGTAAGAATTTCATAGTTGATACCTGCACGCATACCGACAACGGCATACTTGAAGTTACCTGTGATAATATCGGCACGTTTATTGTCCCACGCACCGTTACGTACAAATTCGATAGGCTGACCGTACAGCTCACCGCCTGTTGTACCGTTGACATATGCAGGTGCGCCGTTTGCGTCACGTAGCTTTCTTAGCATATTCTTAACACCGATACGACCGATAAATCCCGACGGGTCATAGCCGTTTTCTTCAATCATTGACATTGCGTCAGATATAGCAATATCAATATTTGTGTTGTCTGTAACAACCATATGCTTGCTGTCTATAGCGTTCATAATGTTTGTCTTGAACGGCGAATTTGTACCGAAAATGCACGCCGCGTCAATCGCTCTGTAGAATGCCTCTGCAATTTCCGGCTTTAGTTCTTCAAATACGCTGATAGTCGAATCTTCCAACTTTTCCTTTGTTACCGGAATAATAACGGCTAACTTCTTAGCCTCGATTTCAGGGTGAATCCAAGTAGCACCGCTTGTCTTAATTCTTTCACCCTCACCGACCCAGTAAGCACCCGGACCGTCTGTAAGTACGTTAAACTTTTTCTTCTCGTGTTTCATTTCCTCGACTTTCGCCATTCTTAAAACACTTGAACCCCTTGTCACCATTTTGATGATTTCTGTTGCTTGCTCGACAGGCACAAAACCTGTCAATTCATTTTTTAAATAACCCATTTATTTCACTCCTATCTTTGATTTTCTCTGATTATGTCCATAAAACTGCCTGTGTTGTGACCGCCACTGCCACCGTTTAAATCCGGTGTTTTGCCCTTTAAACGCTCGGTAACACCTGCTTGTACATCTTTGTCATAGTTTTCTTTTATCTTGTCAATAACCGCCTTTGTGCTATCCTTGTCCTCTGCTATGATGTACTTTGCAATCTCGGCAGACAATCCGACTTTGGCAAGTTCCGTTTCGGCATATGCAACGATTTTTTCATGTTCAAACTCTGCCTTTGCCTTTTCAAATTCTGCCCTTTCCTTGTCGTCGTCCTCTTTTTTTCTTTGCTCGTTTGTCAACTTGGCTTTTCTCATGCCCTCGTTTTCAGCGTCCTTTAGCTTTTGTTCAAGTTCCTTTTCCCACTCCGCTTTTACCTTAGCTATCGCTTCATCAATCGCCTTTTGATTGTCGTCGTTATTCGGTGCGGGAGGCTCCGGAGGTGTCGGAGGTGTTGGAGGTGTTGGCTCCGTTGTTTTTGTTGGATTTGGTGTTGGCTCTGCCATTCAAATCATTCCTTTCTGAAAAAATTGTATAAAAATAAGACGTATAACCCCACGTCTAACAGGGAGATAATCGGATCACCATTCCTTTCCTCTATGTGTATGTTGTGCCTACTTTCACACTATCACCGCCTTTCAATAAATTTGAATATCAAAAAAGCACGTCTGCAAACGTGCTTTTAATATTTAATTTATATTTAGTTTTTTCTTACACACTCTTTTTCATTAAATCATATCGTATATAATTTTTTTCCGATATTATTAACATCTCCCGCCAACAATAACTCTGCATTACTATCAATTAATCGTTTATGATTATTTATCATCGCTACTGATAATATTTTAAAGCGGTTTCCGTTTTCATCTGCAACATATCCCCCATTTTTTAAGTTTATACCGTTGTCATTGATTTGTACCGATATATTTTGTCCAATTTTCAATGAATTTATTATATCCATATCACACACCGCCTTTTTTATAGTATAGTTTTAATTCATTTTTGTAATCATTTAAAGCCTTTTCTGTTTGTTCGACCTCAATTTTAGTAAGTCTGTATGCTTTTTGGTATCTTAGTAATTTCTCTTGTGCCTCTATTTCACACTTTAATCGACTAATATAACTTCCATCATTTTTCCCCGTTCCATATTGAGCGGAATGTATAAGCTCTTCAAATACACTGGCACGACTAGGTTTTTGACGTAATAAAATTGTATGCGCATCATATGTAATTGCTTCTGCAAATTTACTATCCAAATATTTATCCGTTTCCTCGCTCATTTGAATAGTTCCTCCCAACTTCTTAAACCTTTTAATTATTTTTTGAAGTTGCTTTTTGGGCATAGTTTCTGATTTATTATCGTTCTTTTTTCTTTTCATCTCTATTATACCACGTTTTTCACTATTTGCAACATATTTTAACGCATTTTTTTGCTCGTCCGACAAACTGTTTTTCCATTCGTTAAATGTCATACCGCCGTCAACCTTGTAATTTTCACCCGTCAACGGGTCACGGGCGATACGAGTTGACAAATTCACATCTGCCATAATCGTAACACACCGACAGCGTGGGTGTATCGGGGGGAAGTTCTCACCCTCAACGGCTTTATCCGTATCAAACACGCTACCGTCAAGACTTCCGCACCTGTCACACGTCAATTCAGACAGTGCCGCAACAAAACGATACTGTTTTATACCGATTTCCTCATACGCCATCTTTTGACCTTGGTTCATAAAATGCGCCGTTTCGCTCCTCACAAGCGTTTCGGCTGATGTTCGTATTCCACCCGGTGCAGTATCTTTGACGTAATCAATCAGCTTGTCGGTCATACGGCTTACACTGTGACCGCTGATTATACCGTCCTCAATCGTCTGTCCGACTGCCTGTATAAATCTGTCGTTATGTATCTACACTCTATCGCTGTAGTTGTGACCGTGCCACGGCTCACTTAACACTTTATTAACCGCCTTTTGCGGTACAAGTGGAAAATCAATACCGCAGTTTAAACCTTGTGCGGTATCAAAAATATTCGTATAATACGCCGTCTTTACCGCACTGTCATACAGTTTCTTTTGCTCCTTTATAGCCTCGTTTGCAACGTGCCTAAAGTAAATATATACATTACGTTTCAGTCCCTCTAATCGGCTAATTCTCGCACCATATGCCTGTGCATTTATGCGGTTTAGAATTTCCTTTTTGACTGTCTTGTCGTCTGTTTCGTCGTACAGTTCAAGCAGTTCTTCGTACTGTTTGTCGCTGTCGGCTATACTCATCAGCCGACGTGCCTCTTTTTCGGGTATATCGGTTGAAATATAGGCTTTAAACGTTTTCTCAATATCATTGTTTACATTCTTGATTGCTCGCTCATATGCCTTAATTACACCGTCCTTAACGCTGTCCGCTTGCGATTGTAAATATGTTTCAACTTCAACGGCACGTTTTACCCAATATGCCTTACTCTTCATTGTAGTTTACTTTCCTTGCCGAACTTTCAGCGATACGCATATCTTCGGCGGACTTTTCAGCCTGTTCTCTGCGTGCGATTTCAACTTCTTCCTTTGCGTCTGTTATAAACGGCAGACGCTCTAATAATGTTTCGTCAGACGCAAGACCTTTGAGGTAATTAATCATCTGCGCTATTTCAAGTTCGTTTGCAGGCAAGTTATATGTAAATCCAATATCAACTCTGTGCGACGGCACTTCTTTCATTGCGTTTAATGTCACTAAGAAATTGTTGTAAATCTCTAAACGTTTTCTCAACGTCTTAGCGAAATTACGTTCTTTGTTCTTGACGTGCTGTTCAAATCCCAACAGCTTGTACTTTATCGCCACACCCGACAAGTTGTTGCCGAAACTTTCGTCCGACAGGTCGGGAACGTGTGACAAACGGTGTATATCGTCCTTGATGTCGTCACGCAACACCTTTGTATCAGCCTCGTTCAGCACCTTTGACAGATACTCCGCCTTTGCGTCACCGTCACCCATTAAGATACGTTCTACCAATAATTTTTTTGCCTGTTCGGTGTCAAGGTCGCAGTTACACAAAAACAACAGCGAATTAACAAATTGCTCTTTGTCATTAATTCTATCTGACATCAACACATTGTATGCGTCAATCTGTGTTATCAACTGTTCAAAATCGCCCTGCATTTCCGTATTATTTCTGTATTCAATAATCGGCACATCGAAAAAGTAATGTGGTTCAACATTTTGCAATGACAATGCCGTATAGCTGTCAAGACCTGTGTATGTATATATAAACGATTCGTCATACACACGACAAATACTGCCTGTGCAGTAGCCGTCAAGGTCGTATTTCTTGTAGTAATACACCGCAAACAACGGCTTTTCAAATGCCGACTGTGAGTAACATACAAATGTATGCTCCGGATCCAATCGGACACTTCTCGGCTTGCTTTTTTCGTCTGCATAAATCAGTTCATATGCTTTGCCGTAAATGCTCATATTCTTTACAATTTCACTGTCAACACTCGGCATATCCTGTTCCAAATATTCGTTTTTGATTGCCTCAATATCGTATTCGTCCGACACCGCATACGTTACGGGATTGCCGACAAGATAACTCTGCGTCATATCTGTTATGTACTTTGCGTGATTACACATTATGCGGTTGTTTGCCACGTTTTTACCTCTTTTTCTGCGGCTTAAAATGCGGTGATCGCCCATATAGTAATCGTGTAACAATCGGTATCTCTGTCGCTCTCGCTCGTGCCGTTCAATCAATTTTGTTATGATAAACGGTGTCACACCGCCTGCGACTATATCTTCATCAATTATCATATTCCGTACTCCTCTCTTGAATAGATTTTAGCTTTCTTATCCTTGCGCCAACTCTCAACGCCGTATCTCAGTGCCGCCATTGCGTCATCAAAAACGTTGACAGGTTCGTCAGTATACTCGCCCGACTTTTCATCAACTCGCCAACGCCATTGCTGTATCTCTTTGATTACATTCACGCAAGACGGATGAATATGTATCTTTCTGCCTTTTAACCAGTCAATCTGCGATTGTATGCTGTTCGGATTTTTAACAACTGCCCTTGCACGATAGCCGGCTTTACGCCACATTTTTATCCTGTCCGGCTCTGCACTGTCACACCACATTGCAAGACTTTTACTGAACTTCCCGTCAGCTTTTTGGATAATCTCTGTCGTGTCCATTTCGTGTACATACAGTTCATTGCAAACGTAAATATCACCGTCCTTATAACCTAACGTTAATATGGCGTTTGCGTGATTAAAGCCGAAGTCCTGTCCTATCGCCATAGCGTCAAAACGGCTCATATCTGTTTCAAATTCCTCAATGCGATAGTTCGAGAATATCAATCCGCCTGTTTCGCCCCATTCGCCTAAACCGTAAATTCTGTACCCCTCGGGGTCAACCTCTTTACGTCTTAACATACGTTGTCTGTATGCGTCGTCACAAAATCTATTGCTTAGATATGTGCTTTGATGCGTTAAGACGTTATCGTCCTGTATATCGAAAAACACTTTCTTTATCCAGTGACTTGACGATACAGGATTAAATGTCAATTTTATCTGATAAAAAAGACCGTCGGGGAGTTCACCTCTCAAACGGTCATCTATAATTTCAAAATCCTGTTGCACAAGCTCCGTAGCCTCTTCAATCCATACATCGGTTAATTTACCGTTTGCAAATGTGATTGATTTTAATTTTTCACGTTGCTTGTTATCGTTTACACCACGAAATATAATCTTGTTGCCGTTTATACAGGTGAACGACAACGGACTTTGCGTAACTCTCCACGCTCTGCCTACTCCCATTCGATTTATAGCCGATTCGAGTTCGGCAAATGTACTGTCACGGTTAGTTATATCGGACTTTCGCACACATACAAGATTACGTCCTTTGTCACGCATTAAACGAAGTATGTACAGTTGTGCAGTATCAACACTCTTGCCACTTCCGGCACTGCCTTTCATTACAACGTAACGTTTCTTGCATTGATGTACAGGTTTGAATATCGGATTGAACGGTACTGTTATTTTGTTCATTCGTCCTCACCGCCGTAGTCAATTTTAATGCTGTAGTCCATATCACCGTCAACGTTTAATTTGTCTGTAAACAATGCGTAGTATTTACCCAACATTTCCGCCGCTTTGTTTACGTCCGACACCTTTGTCGGTATTTCAACACATATCGGTTGCTCCGCCTCGTCAGTGACTTTCTTGCCCTTGTCGTCATAGTGTGATTTACGTGCTTTACACGTCACAACAACCGTTTCGGGTTTCTCACGTCGCATAACAGCCGTAAGCGTTTTTAAGACCTCGTCCTGCTTGGCAATAAGAGCGTCCTCTTTCTCTTTCAGCCGTTTTTGTATGTATTCTTGAATTTCAGGTTTCTTCAAGTTCTCATTTCCAATCGAATACGCCGTCTTTTCCGAATATCCCGCTCTTAATGCCGCTTGTGTCGCGTTCAAATCAATCAAATATTCCTCACAAAACAACTTTTGCTTTTCAGTCACTCTTATCACCTCCTGTTTTATTGCATAAGAAAAACACACCCGATTAGGTGTGTTTTAAATTATTGTTGTTTCTTTTTAGTATATTCTTCAATACAAAATTCTAAAAAGTTTAATTTTTCTCTATTTTTTAAAACTCGTAATTTATCTTCCTGCATAGAATCAAAAATCTTTTTTGAAAATACATACAGTCCTATAAAACTCACTACTACTGTTCCATAAAATGCAATGTATTCTGCTAAACCATTACACTCTTTTGTTACAGAAGTAAGGATAAATGATAATAGAGCCGTAAAAGTAGCACTTACAATTCCTACTGATATCGGGAAGTTCTGTGTTTCTCTACTTCTTTTATCAATCTCAATTTGTTCTTTTTCAAGTTTTAAATTGTGTATAATGATGTCTACACAATCGGTATCTCTGCTTATGTAATCCCTTGTTATATCTATTAGCATTCCGTAATCACCATTTTGTACGTAATTTTTGAAATACATATCTAACGTTTCTGGGATTTTTTGATTTTCTAAAAATAAATTTTCTTCTTTTTTTGACATATATCATCACCTCGTATGATATATACCCATAATATTACAACTTTAAACATTTTTTTGATAATTTTTTTAATATCTCCATTCCCACCAATTACACGAGATATTCACCCATCATCTCACGATGATACACCGCTTATGTTACTTGTTCTACTATACACTATATCACAGGTTCAATGTGACATTCAATGACATTCTTAATTTCAATCAGTGCGTTACCGTGTAAACGCAAAATATGTCTGTATCCGTAATTCATTTTACAAGCAATCATTTCCCACGTTTGAAAATTGAGATAACGCAGAATTAATATAGTTCGAAGTGTTGCGTCATCGAGTTTATTCACGTTTTCCAAAATCTCTTTTTTAATTTCGTACAGTCTGTCAATGCGTTTATCTATCAATTCGGAATAAGCGGCATAGCTTACAAACTTATTCTCCGACGTATTCACGTTTGACGTCTGCACCTTTTCACTGCCCGACTGAGCCACAGTGCTTGTTGCGTTTGTCAATGCTCTCTCCTGCTCCAAAATCAATGCGTTAATCTCCTCGTCCGTCTTTCTCGCTCTCGAAAGCCATTCTTTACATTCTTTAATCGTCAAATCAATTCCCCCTATGCTTTCTTATCCGGTACATACTCCGGACACTTTTCAATTTTTTTTTACCTTCTGCCGACAAGTCGTTTTCGTCTTTAATATTATTAAGACACGATATTACTCTGTCATTCATCGTAACTTGAAAATTTTCGTTCTTCGGTAATAGGCACTCTGTTTCTCCTTTATGGAATACGCATTTTTTGCAGTTACAAATCATTTTAATTCTCCTTTCCATCTTCTTTTATAACTATATTAAGTTGTCGTCCTAACCATTTTAATCCGTTTGTAGTTAACCAATAACAAGTATGGTTGTCACACTTCTGTACATTTATAATATCTTTCGGATTTCTTCTACTTGAAAAAATCTCATTTCATTTCCTTCATTATTTCATCTACACATTTTGCACAATAACAGCCTTCAAGTCCTTCTATTTTGTATAGAGAACTCATCCACATTTGATTCCATGTGCCTTTATCAATACATCTTTTACAAGAACCTTGACCTTCTCCCTCACAACGTGTAACTTTTATTTTTCTTGAAATTTCTTGAAATTCCTTTAATCTGTCCTCTAAATATTCAATCTCATCTTTCCAATGCTCAATTAGCATTTCTTCGATTTGTTGCTTTGCGTCATCTATACTATCAGCCCACAATAGGTCATCGTCTGCACTTAATTCTTTTGATATATAATAAAATGCTTTATCATCCATTTCATCTTGAACAAAGCTCGCAATTACCTCATCATCATCTTCATAAAATGGGCTAAAACGAAGTTCGTGCCATTCTTCTCCAAATTCATTCTTTTTGACTTTCCATTCTTTCATTTTTTATTCCTCAAACAATTCGGGATTATCATTCATATCGTGTATATTGCCTATAACACTGGCTGATTTCCCGTCACCGCACCAGTATAATAAATCTTCTCGTAGCGTCAATAACGGCTCATGTTGCCACTCTATGACAAAACCACAGTCATTACACGCACGTTGTCTGTCGTATGTATTTCTGTATTTAACTATTCCTAAACACGCTTTCTCCGTTGTGAAATGCGGTTCATATCGGAATATACTTCCCTCAAAGACTCGGTTTCCTTTTTTGTCGGTAACTCCTGTAAATTGTCCTACTGTTTCAGGTATAACCCTATGTGCCCAGTCAACATCATTTGATGAATTATCAATTATATACACTACTTCATCTTTGACATCATCAGCTTTTTGCTGAAATATACCGCCCGTTATCCATTGCCCATTGTCTATACGTTTACCTCTGAATAGTATCTCTCGCATTTTTTTACTCCTCATTCATCATTTTTCAATTTTACTTTTTCAATCGGCACAATAATTACTGCGTGTTTGGTTTTGTCCAACAGTTCAAGTGAATATTTCAAAAATCCTTTCGGGTCTTTTCTTGCGATACACGCATTAAGGATAAACGGTGTCGGTTCGGGGATATTATAAAAATCAGAGTAATAAACCGTTTTATTCAGATTTTGTTTTACTTCAAGAATATCCATATCACAATTCCTCAATGCTTATAAATATGCCCGTTTGCTCCGCCCAAAACTTTTCTGTTATTTCACTTGCCACAAGTGCGTCATCTTTCCAAAATCCCACTTCCGTCATAACATCTTTAAGCATTTTCTGCAAGTTATCCGTATCGGGTTTTGTTGCCTTATACTCACCGTCCGAATGCTTGCCTTTAGGGAAGCACCACTTTGTCACCATACGCACAGGCTTTTCAAACATCTTTTTAGGTGCGTAATGCGAAAGATGTGCCGCAAGTTTTTCTCTTACCGCTTTAACTTCCGGCGGTTCATAAAATACCGGCTTACCTTTTACGACTGCAATCTTTTTTTCTTGATACGTTTTTGTCGGCGGTATCATTGCCATAAAAAATTGTACTTTCATTTTCTCACTTCCATTTATTTACTTCGACTTATTTTGAAATTTTGCTTTGTCAGTCAGTAAGGGGAAGGAGTTGTTGTGCGTGAGCTTTCGCACAACTACTTCCCCCTGACCTTAGGGAAAGGGACAACCTTTATATATACGTAGTATATATACATTTTCCTTCCCTCGAGAAAAAGTCGATATTTTCCCGAGTTTTTCTTCCCTAAGGAAAATTAATTTTTTCTCGACTTTTTCTCTAAGGAAAGGAAAGAAATTATTTCGATATTTTCCCTCTTAGGGAATTTTTAAAGAGTAATTTTCCCTCCGACATTTTCCCTCTTATTTCTTACCGACTTGACCCTCATCAATCCAAAATCCGCCGTGTTCTTTCAATCTGTTTCTTACAGTTTTCTCTGTAACTCCCATATATTCTGCCATTGCTTTTACTGTCACTTTATCATCAATTCCGCACGCCTCGAATGCCGTTTCAAGTGAATTTTTACGTTCGTTTTTACGTTCTGCGTCTGTTTTCTTTTTAGAAAAATTCTTCTTCCACGTCGGCATTCCGTCATCAACCGCAATATCTTTCAGCACACCGATATTATCAATATTATGAACAGGATATTTAAACCACAGGTTTACCGGTGCGAACTTCGGGAACTCTCTAAGCGTACCCTCTATACGCCACGCACTACGGCTTTCAACCGTTTTTCTTGCCTTACCTACATCTTCTATAACGCACTCGTAAGCGTCGTTTTCAAGGTATTCTCGGCACAATGCAAGCATTTGAGTTTCACTGCACAAATCGTCTTGTGACGCATGATACAGTTTATCGTATTTATATAACCAACCCTCACATACTTTACATACTGCCTTATTCTTTTCCTGTTTTAATATATCGTCGTTCAATTCAAGTTCTACAAGGTCGATAAGTGCGTCTGGATCACGTGCAAACACACCCGAACCCGAAGCTCTGTCCATACTTCTTTTACCGCCTTGAGCACCTTTACTGTGATGATGACAATATATCACCGCACAGCCGAGTTCCGTACACACCTTGTCGAACTGATTACAAAAATGCGCCATTTGGTCTGCACTGTTTTCGTCGCCTGTTATAACCTTATATATAGGGTCAATTATAATAGCTATATAATTCTTTTTGCTTGCCCTGCGTATAAGTTTCGGAGCGAGCTTGTCCATCGGCACACTGCGTCCTCTTAAGTTCCATATATCTATGTTGGATAAGTTGTTTGGTGTTATGCCGAGTGCGGTATAAACGTCTTTAAAACGGTGCAGACAACTTGCTCTGTCGAGTTCAAGATTAACATACCTTACTTTGCCTTGCGTACAGTTCCATTCAAGCCACTTCTTCCCCTCTGCAATGGCACAGCACAACTCAATCAATGCGTATGATTTACCCGCCTTTGACGGACCCGCTATAAGCATTTTATGTCCCTGTCTTAATACACCGTCAATTAATGGCGGTGCAAGTTCGGGTAAATTGTCCCACACATCAGCCATACTTTCGGGATCGGGCAAGTCATCATTAACGCTTTCTATCCATTCACGCCACTCATTCCAATTTTCTTTGCCTATATTGGTATCAAGAAGATATTGTTTTTTACCGTTACGCATTATGCCCGGCATACGCGATAATCTTGACGGATTTCTATTCTGAATATCAAGTTTCAATCCGTTTTTATTACACACGTTATACAGATAATCAACACGTTTTTTATATTCTTCATATGTTGACGCGTCAATTTTTACTATTGCGTGCAGGCTCTTTTTGCCACTGTATACGAGTGCCGCAACAGGTAATTCCAATTCTGTTATAATGGCTTTTTGTGCCGAAATGTCCATTGTATCGGATTCGACAAGTGCATATCTGAACTCCGTTACGTTTTCATTTTTTACGCCTTTACCGTCAAGAGGGTTAAACCTTATCCACGCACCGACTTCGCTGTTATAATCGCCGAGTACACTGCCTATATCGCCTTTGCATTGGTACAGTTCCTTTATAAGCTGACCTGCCGTTCTGTCGTAACAGCCTTTTGACGGCAAGAATTTTCCGTCATGTTCCCAACTTTCCGTAACATAGCCTACATTTTCATCCGGCGCAAAAAGTGTTTCGAGGTATGTGATAATCTGCTCTGTCGGATTCCATTGTTCGGGAATATGTATCTCACTGCGTTCAAGCCAGTTCCTGTCTACTATAACAAGTTCGTCTTTAGAACCTATTTCACTGTCCCAATCAAGCTCGGCTGATACATTTTCATAATGGTATCCGTTTTCTTTAGCCATTTGAATGATAGTTCCGGCAGTAACGGGAGCAGATGAGCCTTGAAATGTCGCCCACTTCTTTGCACATTCACCGCTATGGTAACGGTTTACGTCTTTCATACTCCACATATCCCAATCAGATACCGTATATCCCTCGTGTTTTAGTGCCATACCTACGTTTATCCACTCTTGATAACTGCAAGTTGACGGATCAATATATTCAAGAATTTCTGTCAAATTATAATCGTTCATATCTTAATTCCTTTAATATTCACTCGGATTTATCCCCGACGGTATTCGCCAACCGTTTGCGGCAATTCTGTCAATAAGATTTTTTGCTTTTTCAAACTCCCAAACACCGACGTGCTGAAAACCTCGACTTTCAAGAAAGCGTATTTGCTTTGGAGTTGTAAGTCCTGCCACACGTCTTTTCTCCAATCGTTCAAGCAGTTTGGTTGCCTTACCTGCGTTATCTATTTCATCAGGGAATATTCCGTATTTTTCAAGTACCTTTATTTGTTTGTCTGACGGAGGTGACATTTCCCAACCGAATGTCGGTACATATCCCGATAAATCTTCGGCTTGTATGCTCATTTCAAATTGCAGAGGATCAACCAATTTACGCTTACGTTTCTTCATTTCCGCAAGAAGATTTGCAAGTGCCTCTTCTCTTTGTGCAACTACATCTTCGCTTGCCTTTTCCTCTGCCTCTTCTATGTCAACAGGATAACCCGCATTTTCGATATTCTCCGTCATTTTTACGGCAACTTCTTCATTTTCGCAAATCAAATGTGCGGGGTGACACAGTTCGTGTCGTTCCGTATGCCATAAAAAATCGAGTAAAAGTAAGTGGTCCTTATTCGGTGCAAGTCTTGTTCCGCGTCCTACCATTTGACTGTACAAACTGCGTACTTTTGTAGGTCTTAATATGACAACGCAATCAACATCAGGGCAATCCCAACCCTCTGTCAAAAGCATTGAATTGCACAATACGTTATACTTATTGTTTTCAAAATCATTTAATATTTCTGCTCTTTCTTTGCTTTCGCCGTTTACTTCCGCCGCTTTAAATCCTTTTTCGTTCAGAATATCTCTAAACTTTTTACTCGTCTTTACAAGTGGCAGAAATACAACTGTTTTTCTGTTTTTGCAGTGCTTTGTCATTTCATCGGCTATCTGATACAAATACGGATCCAGTGCCGTACTTATATCGCTTGATTTAAAATCACCTGCTTGCATACCTACGCCTGTCAAATCAAGTTTTAACGGAATTGTAAGAGCCTTTATCGGACTTAAATATCCCTCTTTGATAGCCTTTGGAAGTGTATACTCATATGCAAGACTTTCAAAAACCTGTCCGAGATTTTTCATATCGCCCCTGTCGGGTGTTGCCGTAACGCCTAATACCTTTGCATCACAAAAATGGTCTAATACACGTCTGTAGCTGTCGGATATGCAATGATGTGCCTCATCTATTATAATGGTATCAAAGTAATCACTTTTGAATTGATTTAATCTTTTTTCACGCATTAGTGTTTGTACCGAACCTACAACTACTCTGTACCAACTTCCTATACAGCTTTCCTCTGCCTTTTCCGTTGCACAACCTAAGCCGGTTGTTTTCATAATCTTGTCAGACGCTTGTTCCAATAGTTCCCCACGATGTGCAAGTATTAAAACACGCTGACCTTTTCGCACACATTCTTCCGTTATTTTTGCAAAAACTATTGTTTTACCGCACCCTGTCGGAAGAACGAGCAATGTTTTATTACAGCCGTTCTCCCACTCGCGGAAAACGGCTGATTTAGCTTCATTTTGATATGGTCTTAATTCCATTTATGACACCGCCTTAAAAACTTCCCGGAGTAAATGACGACGCAGGTGATTGCGTTGGTTCGGCTTGTGTTCCTGTCGGCTCATAGAATTTTTTGATTTCATTGGATTTTAAGACTTCACCTGTCTTAGTGCTTGTATATTCATGTATACCGATTTTACATCTGCCTGTTGCTCCGACAACCGCACTCCAATTCATACGGCACTTTTCGCCATGCTTTCTCTGTCCTATTGCGGTAAAAAATGCACAAAGCATTCCCTCTGTTTTGGTATGTAAAAACAGGTTGTGTTTAATCGTACCTTGATTACCTTTGCCGTCTGCAACGTTTAATGTTATAATCGCTTTATTGCACGGCGGAAGTTTAGCACTTCCTTGATGTCTGCCACGCTCAAAGCCTGTTACCGTAAAATTATAATCACCGTCGGGCAATATTTGAAACTCATTGTCGTTTTCTATTTCATCATCCCAACCAAATTCTCTTTCTTCTGCCATTATTCGTTACCTCCTTGAAATACATTCTCATTTCTCATTTTCTTTATAATCTCAAATACTTGATTCCATGCTCCTACCAATACACCGTTGATAAAATCAGCGTCGTAATTTTCTATCGGTGTATCTTCGGGATAATATCCTTTATACGCAACTGCCTGTCTGATTTCTGCGTCTGTTACCTTATTAATCTGCATTAAATCCGACAATGCTTTCGGTATATTTCCGTTCGGCATATCAAACGATTGTGCCGGTGTATCAAATTCTTTTCTTTCGTCTGATACGTTATTGTCAATCGGCGGTGCAGGCGGTGCAACTGTCGTTTTTTGTGGTGGTGTGACTACCTGTGAAACAGTCGGCTCTATATGTGGTGCGACTGTCGGTGTAACCGCTTGTGTCGGTGCATTATCTTTAAAACAATGTGCAATTCGTTCATATTCAAACGGCATTTCGTCCGGAAGATTATGACGGTTCTTTGCGTCCCAACAAGGGTGATGCGTGGTGTACATTGTTCTTGTACCGCCCTGTGCCTTATGTTTTGTTCCTTTATCATCTGTCGCAACCGAAAATGTTTTATAATTGACAAATAAAATCATATCCGCCCATTCTTTCAAAATAGGTGAAATCTGCGAACTTGTTTTTTTGCCGAGTTTCAACTCCCAACGGTCATATGCTCCCATTTCGTCCGGCTGTTCAAATTTGCGCAACTGTGCATGAGCCGTCAAAACTACATTGATACCCAATTCAATCAATTCATCAAGTGAATTTAAAAATCTGCCTATTTCCTCTGATTCGTACACATATCCCGAACCATATCCGAAATCTTCAATACTTTTTTTGTTATTATCTGCGCATATCTTTGCAATACAAAGTCTTTCCGCCCAATCAAATGTATCTATAATGTATGTTTTGCATACAGTCGGATTTGCTTTGACATATGCTACTTCCTCTTTTAGCAATGTCCAAGAGGTAGGCTTAGGCAAACGTCTTACGTCCATATGTTTTGTACTGCCCTCTGTATCCGAAAACAGAGGACTTGGGAACTTCGACGCAAACGTTGATTTGCCTATTCCCTCAGGGCCGTATATGATTACTTTTTGTGCCGATTCGATTTTTCCGCTTGTAATATCCATTAAAATTCTCCCTCTTTCCACGTTTTTGTCGCATTAGGTGTTGCTGTGCTTGATTCACTTGAATATCCGTCCTCAATGATGATACTGCATTCTTCACCTGTACTTACTCTTGTGGCTATTGCCTGCAATCCCTCTTTTTCAAGCCATTCACCGAACTCTTTTAATGTGTCGGTATCCATTTGCTCCAACTTATCAAGAAGTACAAAACCACAATCGGGATTGAGCTTTCTGACAATAGCCGTTGATACTTTCATCTGCTCCGCACCGCTCATGTTATCCCACTTAAAGCCTTTGTATGTAAGCTCGCCGTCCTCAACCGACAATCCATCAAGTGGCAGATTTGCATTCTTCAATAAATTCGTCTTTTCTTTACGAACGTTACTAATAGCTGTGGTAAGCTCGTCATACTTGTCCTTGTATTCTTTCGCTTCTTCTTCGGCTTTGTCTTTATCCATATTGGCACGAACTTTAATGTTTATCTGCTCAATGTTCTTGATGTTCTGTTCAAGTTCTTCGGTTGATTCGTCGTGCAAATCAAGTGCCGATTTTTGTGCAATTTCAAGATCTGAAAGTACAACATCAAGTTGTGATTGAAGATTTGTAATCTGTGCTTTTAAATCTTCGGAGCGCTTTAAAAGTGATTGTGCCTTTTCACGTTTACGTTGGTTTTCGCCGTTTTTTGCAAGTATTTCCTGTTGCTTTAGGATAAGTTCCGAGATTGAAATAAGTTCTTTCGGTGCTTCGGGATAATCGACTATTTCTTCCGCAAACTTCTTCTTTTGGTCTGCTATTCTTCCGATTGTGGTACGTTCGTTGTAAAGTTGTTTTTCTCTGTTTTCAATTTCATATAACTGCTCTCCGACACCGATTACTTGAAGTAGTATCTCTGCTTTTTCCTTTGATGTGCCTTGCATAAATTTCGGCAAGTCCAGTGCAAATTGTTCAATAAACTCATTCAAAAGCTGTTGACCGCCTTTGTTACCGTTCGGATCTATTACTTTCAATGCACTGTTCTTGCCCTTGCGCTCCACAATTAAACCGTTTGACAATTCAATATGAAGAATAGGCGGAATGACCGAACCGTTACGCTGTGGTTGTGACGGACGGTATTTGTCACCGCCCAACGCCCACGCTATACTGTCTATGACAGAAGTTTTACCCTGTCCGTTTTTGCCACCGATAACCGTTAAACCATTCTGTGCCGGCTCAAGTTTTACCGCCTTTATTCGCTTGACATTTTCAAGCTGTAATTCATTTATCTTTATCATTGATTTTCGTTCCTTTCTGTGGTATAATGTTGACATAGATTAATAATCTATGTGCTTTTGTTATTTGACCGTTATAGAGTTGCCGCTCTGACGGTCATTTTCTTTTATAATCTTTGCGACACTCATTTCAAGCGGGTGCTTTGACTTGATATGATTTGTTATCCCGTATCCTTTTGCTATGTATGCCTTAACCGACTTGTTGTCATCGGCATTCAAAACCACAACATCATCTCTGCCCGTCATTACTACATATTTGTTCATTTGAAAATATTCCTTTCACTATATAATTTTGATTAGGGTGTCCCTTGCATTCTTTGGCGAACGCATTAATCATCGGAAATACTTCTCTGTGGAAATATTCTTCCGTTTTCTCATTCTCTGTTTTTGGTTTTCTTTTTAGCATTTTTTATGTCCCTTTCTGCCAATTTCCAACTTATGATTAGTCCGATACCGAAACTAATCAGCGCAATTCCTATTGTGTTCATTTGTTTTCCTCATTTCTCTTACCTCACAGGCACACAGGAACTGTCCGCAAAAGGATTAAAACTCTTAGGGAAAGTCTAACTATTTTACGGATAATACGCGGACAGCCCTTGTCTGCCTGTGAGCTTGTCCTATCTTCGGAGCATTAAGCTCCTTTTTCCTTGTTTGCTTGAATAGCACTGTACTCGTCAATCATCTCCTGCGACGGCTCAACTGTTACATCACCGTACCCAAGCATATGATACATATTTTCTATATGAGGCTTCCAATGCTGAAAACGCTCATAAGCAGGTCTGTCTTGCCAACTGCCTACCACTTCAACGTGTACTTTAGGTTGCTTTCTCGGCTTTCTTGCCTTTTTGGTCTTTTCCGCCTCCATAATCTCCACCTCCCGTTATAATCTATGTTTTTCATTTTTTGTCCTATTACTTTGTACTAAGCGATCTGCTCCTGTTCCATTATCGGAAGTATACCCTCGCTCTTTAACAATGCATAAATAAACAATCTGCCTTTTTGTGTCCAATATGTATTTACTTTAGAATGTTGCTTGCCGTCATTTCCGTTTACAGTATGCGTCTTTGTGCTTGTATAGCCTTGCTCCGCATATTCTTTGTACAGTAGCCATATTTTACCTTGTTTAAATTGTATCTTGTGTTCTTTTAAGAAATTGTTTAACCATTTTGCCGACTTACCGTAATCCTTTGCTATGACAGTGACTGATAATAAATCGGGACAATTTAAAACTAAATCATAATATGACGCCTTTGGTTGAAGTTCCATAATCTGCTGTTCTTGAACTTTAACAGTGGTGTTTAGTTTCTTATTTTTCTCTCGCTCCAATTTTAATGCCGTAAACGCCTGTATAGCCAAATCGGGATTTTCCAATAGTTCTTCGGTCGCATACATTCCTGTTTTGCGTATAGCCGGTAATACATCAGCCGTAACCCAATGCTTAAACTTCTTCGCATTCGGCATTTTGCTTGATAAGATAAGACTGTACAAACCCGATTCATTGATACATACCGGATTTTGTTCTCTACCGATGGAGTCACGAATCGTTACCCCATCCGTTTTGTCATCTTCATCAACATGGTCCGCTAAAGCTTTGCGAGGATTGCTATACCCAAGTATTCCCGCCACATCCTTACCGACAAACATAATCTCTCCGTTTACTGTTGTTGTTCTTACAGAGCCGAACTCTGCATTTTCAAATACCTTTAATTCTTCCAT